TGCCGGTCGCAAGCCGCGAAGATATAGAAGCTACAAACCGCGAGTTGCCCGACTTGACCGGAAAACCGTGCGTCGTCGGTATCGACTTTGCCATGCTCAACGACTGGGCGGCGGTCAATTTTCATTTTTGGGACGACGACATGCGCTACGATATTGGGCGCTACTGGGTATGTACTCAAAGCCCCGATATATCGCGCATCCGCGCCCCGTGGCAGACATGGGAGCAATGCGTTGCGGTTGACGAGCCTGAAATCAGCCCGTATTTGCTTGCCGAGTGGATTTGCGAAATGGGTCAGAAGTACAGTATCCAGAAAATCTACGTTGACAACTTTCGCCTCGCGTTGCTCTCAAAGGCGCTTGACGAGATAGGCTTTTCGGTGAGCAGGGGCAATCTTGTTATAACCCGCCCGTCTGACGTCATGAAAATAGCACCGGTTATTAACTCGGCGTTTATAAATCATCAGCTTGTGTGGGGCGATAACCCCGCGCTGCGGTGGGCGACAAACAACACGAAGCTCATACCGTCCGGACGAAAGGAGGGCACCGAAACAGGCAACTATGTCTATGGCAAAATCGAGGGCAAGAGCCGCAAAACCGACCCGTTTGATGCGTTCGTGCGCTCGATGATTGGCGAAAAGGAGCTTTATACGCTCTCCGGCTCGGTGTTTGACGACCTGCCGGTGATTATCGGTTAAGGAGGTGAGGGACGGTGTGACAATACTTGAATACATAAGCGGGTTATTTGCCAAAAAGCAAAAAAATGTTATCTCATGGAGCGAGCTCAACGCGCAGATTGCAGACACTATTAACGAGGTCTGGGCGCGAGAGCTTGCGTTTTGGTCGGCTGTGACGCTGCAATCGTCGGCGCTGACGCAATGCGAGTTTAGGACGTATGAGGGTGGCAAAGAAAGAACAACAGGACCCGAGTACTACCTATGGAACGTGGAGCCTAACCGAAACCAGAATCGGCAAGAGTTTCTCCGTGAACTTGTAGCGAAACTATATCGGCATAACGAGGCGCTTGTTATCGAGTGGGGGGACGAGCTATTAATCGCGGACAGTTACGAGCGCGTACCCTATGCGCTGTACGAGGACGTTTTTAAAAGCGTCACTGTCAAGGGATTTACTTTTTCGCGGGACTTTGTGCAATCGGAAGTGCTGTATTTTAAACTCAACAGCGCGGATGTTATGTCGGTTGTAGACTCGGCAAACGCGGCGTATTCCAGGCTTTTGGGCTATGCGATTAACGCATACCAAAAGTCACGCGGCACAAAGGGCATATTTAAGTATGACGCGCTCCCGCAAAAGGGCACAGAACAAGAAGCGCGGTTTAATGAGCTCATCAACAAGCGGATTGGTGAATGGCTCAAGAGCGACGCGGCTGCGTTGCCGCTCGGCAAGGGGCAAGAGTGGCAGGAGCTACAGCACAAGACTTACACCAACGAGAGCACTCGCGACATACGGGCTCTTGTTGATGATGTGCTTGACTTTACTTGCCGAGCAATGGGCATACCTCCGGCGTTGGTGCGCGGCGATGTTGCCGGCATAGATGATGCTATTAAACTTTGGCTGACCGTGGGTATTGAGCCGCTTGCGTCGCTGCTCGAAGCCGAGATTAACCGCAAGCGATACAAATATAGCGGTTTTAGAAACGGCAACCGGCTTGAAATCTACACGGGCAACATTAAGCATCACGACATACTCGACACCGCTGCGTCAATTGACAAACTTATTGCGTGCGGATGGTCGCCGAACGAAGTGCGCCGTGTTTGCGGTGAGCCCACGATCAACGAGGAGTGGGCAAACAGGCACTATGTGACAAAGAACTATGCGCCAACAGACGAACAAGGAAAGGAGGGGAACGAATGAAGTATTACATGCTTACAACCTCGGGCAACACGGCTGAAATCTATATCTTTGGCGACATTACGTCGTGGGAGTGGTTTGACAGCGATGTGTCAAGCTATACGCTATCGCGCGAATTGCGCGAGCTCGATGTAGACGAAATAATCGTACACATCAACAGCTACGGCGGCGAAATAGCCGAGGGGCTTGCAATCTACAACATGCTTAAAAATCACCGTGCAAAGGTGCGCACGGTGGTTGATGGCTTTGCGTGCTCCATTGCATCTGTAATCTTTATGGCGGGCGACGAGCGCGTCATGAACTCGGCATCGCTGCTTATGGTGCACAATGCATGGACGCTTGCCGCGGGTAACGCCGCCGAACTGCGCAAACAGGCTGACGACCTCGACAAAGTCATGGAGGCTGTCTACGCCGCGTACCTTGAGAAGATCAACATCGGCGCGGACGAACTCAAACGCCTGCTCGACGGCGAAACATGGATAACGCCGACCGAAGCGCTTGACATGGGCTTTGCGACGTCGGTTGTATCTACACAGCAGCAGGCGGGCAAGGCGGCCGCGAGTGCACGCAAGACGGCATATCAGCGCATAACCGGCGCGATGCGCGCGCCCGAACCTGCGCACGAGCCGCAGGCAAATAACCTGCCGCCCGCGGAGCCCGAGCAGAAACCCGAACGCAAGAACAACGTTTTAAAATTTTTCAGCGCGTTAGCGCAAGGAGGAAATGTGGAATGATGAATCTTGATACGAAAGAACGTGAAAAGACCGCAATCTTTAATCGCATAAACGAAGCCGTCAAGAACGGTGACGAGGCAGCCTTTGCAACTGCGTTTGCTGACTGGACAAAGTACGTCGAGGATGCCGTGCTCGCCGAGGCACGCGGGCTTGTCGACGCGTACGACAACAAGGTGCTTGCCGGTCGCGGCGTGCGTCAGCTTACTTCAGAGGAACGCAAATTTTACGACGCCTTTATCGCGGCTGCGAAATCCGCAACACCGCAGATGGCGTTTACGGGCACTGATGTAATACTCCCCAAGACGATAATCGACAGCGTTTTTGAGGATGTTGTTAAAGAGCATCCGCTGCTTTCGTTTATTGATTTCCAGCCGACCGCGTGGCTGACTGAAACCCTTATCAGCACGACAAGCGGCGCCGGCGTTTGGGGCGACGTAACCGCAGCAATCAACGGTGAGCTCTCGGCAAACTTTGCGAAAATTGAGCTCGCGAAGAACAAATTTACCGCCTACGTCCTTATAGCAAAAGGCATGCTCGACCTCGGTCCGGAATGGCTCGACCGCTATATTCGCGCAATGCTCGTTGAGGCGCTTGCCTACGGTCTTGAGTCGGCTATCGTTGACGGTGACGGCAAAAACAAGCCGATTGGCATGACTCGCAAACTGTCCGGCGCGACTGACGGCGTATATCCGCGCAAAACGCCGCTTACAATAACCGACTTGTCGCAGGATACATACGGTACGATACTCAATACGCTTTCGCAGGCGCCCAACAACAACCGACGCGCAATCTCGCGTGTGCTGCTTGTCGTCAACCCTGCAGACTACTACACAAAGGTTATGCCCGCGACGACCGTTCTCGCGCCCGATGGCACATATACCCGCAACGTGTTCCCTTTCCCGACCGACGTCGTTCAGAGTGCGGCGATGCCCGCCGGATATGCGGTCATGGGCATTGCAGACAAGTATTTTGCCGGACTCGGTTCGGCGCGCGAGGGACGCATCGAGTACGACGACAGCGTCAAGTGGTTTGAGGATCAGCGCGCATACTCTATTAGGTTTTATGCCGACGGTCGAGCAAAAGATGAAAACGCTTTTGTATACCTCGACATCACGAACCTTGAGCGTGCAAAGCTTGAGGTCAAGGTAACAAACACCGCCCCGGCTCAATCCGGTACTACACCATGACCGAGTTTGATGTAACCGTCGACGACATACAAAAGGCGCTCGATAATGAAGAATAATAACCCGATAAGGAGTGACGGCGCATGACGGCAACGCCGGAATTGCTTGACGCCGTCCGCAACTATCTTGACATAACGTATGTGGATGATGCCGGGGACGCGAAACTCTCCGGCATCATAGCACGCGGCATGGCTTACCTTGATAGAGTTGCGGGCGAGCCGCTTGACTACAGCGTCGAGGGCATCGCCCGTCAATTGTTATTTGACTTTTGCCGTTATGTCAGGGCGGGCGCGTTTGAGGATTTTGCGCGCAATTATCAGAGCGAGCTTATAGGCTTGCAGATAGATTGCGAGGTCAGCAGACATGGCACAATTGACGAATAAGACGCCGTCATTTCCGGACGGCATCTTAAAAATTTATGACGTCGGCAACAGCGCGCAGGCGGGTACAAAGCCGACGAGGGATTTAACGCACAAAGTTACTTTGAGATACGCGGAGCGCACAGTTGGGCTTAAACGATATTGGGAGGCGCAAGCATTTGACGTCAACATAACCCGGCTTGTGCGCTGTCCGCTTTACAAGGACATATCACCGCAAGACGTCGCGGTCGATGTTGACGGCAAGCAGTATAAAATCGTGCAGATACAATACTCGGCAGACCTCGGCGTACCGGTCATGGATTTATCGCTTGAAAGGTTGGAGAAAAACTATGTCGGCATTGCAAATAATTGTTGATACCCTGCTCCAAATCTTGCCGGACAAGGTATATCATTTTAGCGCGCCGAAAGAAGCAGACAATCCCTACATCGTATGGGCAGAAGAAAACCCCGGCGCGCCGATGATGGCAAACAACAAGCACGCCGAGCTAGTTATAACCGGCTCAATCCGGTACTACACCATGACCGAGTTTGATGTAACCGTCGACGACATACAAAAGGCGCTCGACGAAGCGGGCATTGCAAACCGATTAACGCAAATCTCATACAACCAAGACACCGACATAATCGAGTACTGGTGGGATTGGGAGGTGCCATGTGGCGAGGGCAAAATTTATAGATAATCCCGACTTTGAACTTATGATATCCGATCTCGCGAAGAAGTCGCCGGAGATTGTAGACAAGGCGCTCAAAGCCGGGGCAGGAGTCATAGCCGATGAAATGCGCAAGCGGCTTGTGCATGTACTATCGCCCGACGCGCTGGGTGACTTGCTTGATAGCTTTGGCTTTACGCCGGTTAAACATCGCGCGGATGGTACCGCCGACATACATATCGGATTTGACGGCTACGACCGCAAGGGCGTGGCTAACCAGTTAAAGGCGCGCGTGCTTGAGTCGGGCGCAAAGTACAGCAACGGCAAGATACGCAAGGCGCGTCCGTTTGCGCGTCCGGCGATAAAAGCGTCGCGCGAGCGAGCAATAAAGGCGATGCAGGATACCGTTGACCGCGAAATCAAAAAAATTACAAACAAAGGAGTGTAACGTATGGCTAAAACAGGACTTACCGACTTGTTTTATTGCCCGATAACCGTCACCGAAACGAACGGTGTACAGACCGAAACGCTCGGCACGGGCAAAGTGCTTGGCGCGGCGATCCGTGTGTCGGAGTCGATACAGACCGCCGAAGCAAAGATGTATGCCAATAATACGGTTGTCGAATCGGTCAAACAGTTTCAATCGGGAGAGTTAACGGTTGAGTTTGACCATATTAGCGACGAAACATACGCCGAGATACACGGCGCGACGGTCGATGCCGAGGATGGCGACGTTATCGACGCTGCTAATGATAACCCGCCTTTTGTCCGTGTTGGCACAATTATAACCGAGGTTAAAAACGGCGTCCCGAAATATCGTTCGGTCGTATACCTCAAGGCGCAGTTTAGAAACCCCAACGAGGAATCGCGCACAAAGGGCGAAAACCTTGAGTTTACCGGCTTTACGGAGGTTGCCGACCTCATGCTTAACGCCGACAAAAACTGGCGCCGCTTTAAACGCCACAATACATACGCGGAGGCGCTTGCCTACGTCAAAAAGCATGTTAACTTCCCGACCGAGGGAGGAGGCGCATAATGACGACAGTAAAAATTTGTGGCAAAGAGTACCCAATAAAGTTTACCGTCAATGTTATAGCCGACTTGCAGGAGCGATACGGCGAGCTAACAAACTGGACGAAGAAAATGGAAAGCCTGTCGGAAACAATATGGGTATTATGGCGGCTCATTAACGAGGGCATCGCGTACGAGCGTTATTTTAACGGCAAAAACGAGCCCGACTTGCCCGACGTCCGGGCGTTTGGCATGATGCTGTCATTTGAGGACATCCAGTCGCCGGAAATTGTTAACGCCATTGTTAACGCATACAATGAGGCGCTCGGCGGTCAAAAAAAAATTACGACAGCCGAGTTAATGGAAGAAGCGGCAAAACTCAAGATGCAGAGCCAGACATAATTGACTTTGCCCAAATCTATTATTTTGCCGTGACGTTGCTCGGCTACTCGTACAAAGAGGCGCGTTTTTTAACGATTGACGAAATATGCCGGCAGTATGAAACATACTGCCGGTTTAATGGCATACCGATTGATGGCGAAAGGAACGACAGCGGATTTGATTTCCCAGATAGCGACGAGGAGGTGATTGAGTAAATGGCTGATGCAGGATTTAGGCTTGCGGTTGAGGGCGATATAGAGTTTAAACGTGCGCTTGAACAGATAGACGCGCGCATAAAGGCAAACAAAGCCGAGCTCAAAGCGTTGACGCTTGAGTATAACAACAACGGCGGCAGCGTCGAAACGCTCAAACAAAAGACAAGCGCGCTGTTGACCGCAATCGACGACCAGACCAAAAAGGTCAACTCGCTTGAGGGCAGATACCGTGAGTTGTCGGCTGCGGCGGGCGAAAATGCGAAAGAAACCCAGCAAGCGCGCGCGAAATACCTTGAGGCGCAAGCGGCATTGTTACAGCTCAATCAGCAGTTGAGTGACAACGAAAAATTAATCCGTGAAGCGCAGGACACAACAGCCGGGTACGAAAATATCCTCGCGTCGCTTGAGGCACGACTTGCGGAAAACGCGAGCAAACTTGAGCTTGTTACGGCAACCACCGACGGTACGGGCAACGCGGCGGCGCAGGCAAGAGAGCGAATCGGCAT